GCTTCACACAGCCGCAATAAAACACATGGGGAAGGACCCAAAAAAAACCACGCCTACACGCTCCATATAGTGCTGTACCACACGCTATTAGGTGCACCATGCGCACTGTTTCCTCTATTCATTTAGGCACTGCATCTATAATCCTTTTCATATTGCGTTGCATCTCATCTTCATACATCTTGCTTACCACAGGCTGCACATGCTGCTGCGCCCTTACATTCAATGATGCGGTGGCTACCGACACTGTGGATAGTGAACCAATGGGTAATCTTTTTTTACCAAACTGGAAAGCGGGCTTACCCCGTGTGCCCCGTGCAAATATGGCAGGGGTAGTGAATTGATTCCCTTTTTTACTTGTTGCTATACCTATAGTAAAGGCGGTGCTTACAATCTTCATAGGGCCTGCCTTTAGCACCTGTACAGCTATTGATGATACACTACGCTTGTAGCTCTTACCCTTTGCAGCCTTGCCATTTTTGAAGCTTACACCCCTTGCGACCTCTACACCTTTGAACTTTACTTTTGTTTCAGATAAATTAACGGGTGTGTGGCCCGCGTCTACCTCTGCAGATAATTTATTGCCCTGGGCAAGTTTTACAGATAATCCCTTTTTACGATCACTATTATCAATCCTGCTGCTTTTTATGTTGTACAAGCCCAAAATAGAGCGCTTGATCTCTGTTTTGCCTTTTTTAACTGCTCTGTTCATGCTCATACGAGTTACGCTGATGATTTGCTTTGCTGAAAGCTGTTTTGATAAAGCTTTCAGCTTTTTATCGGCTTCCCGGGTATCTACGTGGATCATGTTCATAAACAATATTTTTTGTGCGTATTACTCACAATTTACTAACTATACCGAAACCGGAACAAGAAAATTTATATTCTTTACCTCTTCGAGCTTAAGCCTGGTAAAAAACTCCCACAATGCCCGGCGCTTTGCTCCTTTGGCATCTTCTAAATAAATTGTTTTTATGCGGTTTATGTCCAAATCGCTTACTATGTAAACCTTTTCGCTCTTTAGAGAATCGTACATCAACGGGGGCAGCTCACTTTCTTTTAAATCGCCGGCTAAAAATGTTTCGTAAGCCATCTGTACCATGGCAAAGTTTTGTTGCTTTATTTCATCTTCACTCAGGTTGCGAAGCTTGTTTTTCTCTTTTTCCACGGGGCTTACGGGCGGTTTTATAAAACCGCCCTGCTTTTCAAGCTCTTTGTAAATCCAGCTTGCTACGGTTGCATCGAGATCCACCACGGGCAGGCCGCTGGATTTCTTCCACCCCTGGCCATGGTAGTGGCTGTAAAACTTGTTTGCTTCCCTCGAAATTTTGTCGGATGGCCATTGCTTCGCCAATTTGCCGGAAAACACCAGCCTAACATCATCCTGGTCAGGAAAAAAATTATCATTAAAAAAAACTTTCGCGGGTGCGCGTCTCTCACTCTCTAAGTTTTTTATTTCATTTTGTTTTATTTCATTTTGTTTTATTTGTGTACTTTCTGCCGAGTTAATCACCAGTGAATGGTTAGTTAATCCCCCGTTAATTGCATCGCCTGTGTTATTCACTGGTAGTTTATCGGCAGTTAATACAGCAGGCGGTGTACTTTCTGCCTCAATAATCAGCAGGAAATCTTTTTTTATGCCGTCTACCCTCTTGCCGCACTCTTTTACAATTTTCTTCCATCGCTTCTGAATACCATCACTTGTGAGTATTTTATATTCCTCATAAAGCCCCTTATCAAACAAACCAACCTCTGGTAAAAAGCAGCTTTCCAGCACTGCATTAAAATCTTCCAGGCTTACCTTACAATTCTTACTGCAGAATAGCTTTTTATGTAAATCGCTCATATCGCAATAATAGCCGTGCTCCCCGCCATATATGTGCATGCGTAGCTTTTCTACTATATACCAGCCAGTGGGACCGTGCTCAGCCTCTATGTACTGCTCATTGTCTTGCTGGGCCGTATCGCGTGAATAATATTTTAAGGAGTTAGTCTGCTGCCTTGCCATGCGTACATTTTATTTTTTTAGTTTTGGTTTTATCAATAATATTCATGCCCATAGCTTCGCACCAACACTTTACAACATGCGGCACCACACTGTTGCCTATAAATTTCTTTTGATCTGTTTGATTGCCTGCCAGGTGATAAGTAGCAGGAAAGCCCTGTATTCTCAATAACTCATTTACCCGCAGCATGCGCATTTTAATATCTACCAAACCATAAGCAGCCATAAACTGTTTTATTCTTATGCTGCAGGCTGTATCGTTATCGTATATGGCTATGCTTACGGGACCGCGCTCAACCTCTATAAAATAAAGTGGTGCTTTATCCTGCCTGGCTACTATAACACAACATGGCTGCTCTATACTGCCGGCATTGCCGCCCCATGCTGGATTTACTAAGTAGTGATGCTTACGGTTTGCTGTAATAACTGGCGCAGGTTCTTCTATTGAAGATGGAAGGTTATCATAAGCAGTACGCATAATAAATGGCACAGCTTCTACAAGCCTGTGTTTATCATTCGGCATTATTGTTCCTGCCGGCTGATCGATTGACTGATTTTGCGTTGTATTAAAATGCTTATCAATAAAATATTCAGGCTGCACAAGTGCACAACGATCTTTTGTAGGGATGGTTGGCGCCGGGCTATCTACTGACGAAATATTATCACCATTGCCATAATAAGCTGCAATAAATTCAGGTGAAACCAAAGCTTGATTATCAGAAAATGCTGTATCGCCTTTAGCAATATATTTTATCAATCCAGCATAGATCCTTTCAAGTGTTTTTTCGCTCAGCGGTTTTGAGCGAGTAAAAATACTTTCGCCTTCATCTTCAAAATTCAATACCTCTTTAACTGCCTTCCATTTTTGCAAATCGCCATACATGCCCAGCTTGCTGGGGGTTTTGCTGTGCGTGGGCTGTGGCCAGCTTACAGGTGCCCATGGTTTTGCAAATACACCAAACAACCTGTTGCGGCTTGTGTATGCACCAAAGTTTGCACTGTTCAATTCTTTCCAATCGTTTGTGTAGTTATAATTTTTACACAGATCATTACGCCATCTTATCCAATCACTTCCATTTTTGCGGCTTATGGGCTTACCATTATCATCAAGCGGCCCCCAGCTCATAAACTCCACTACATTTTCAATCTGCACGTAATCGGGCTGCAATGCTTCTATGTACCGGAACAGATGATCTGCCAAAGTGCGACTGTCAGCATCCCGGGGTAAACCGCCCTTTGCTTTACTAAAGTTGGTGCACTCCAAACTGGCCCACAATACCAAGTAAGCATCGGGGTAAATGTCTTTCCAGTATTTTACCAATGCAATCAGTTCGGTAAGATCGAGCGTTCTGATATCTTCCTCAAAATGCTTTACTTCCGGGTGGTTCATCCAATGGCTTTGTATGGCTTTGGCATCGTGGTTTACACATGCAATTACTTTGGCAATTGTATTACCATCAATGGCAGCCTGTGCAAAGCCGGTTGTAGTGCCACCTGCACCACAGAACAAATCAACGATAAGAAATAGGGGGGCGCAATTTTGCATATTGTTGCTTACTTGTATATGATCACAAACCCTTCGGCAGATTCCAATTCTTTGCTGATGATATCATCTACCTGCGCATTCATTATTTCGTGCAGCTCGGTACTTTCGAACCAGAAACGGGCACCACCTTCGCTTACATCGAGGCAAACCTCCACCCTGAATTTTGAAGCAGGAAAGTTTTTGAAGATGGGTATGTTTAAGATAAACTCAGTAGGCGCATTGCTGGTAACCTCTTTTATAAAGGACCTTTCTTTGTTGCCCCTGTCGTCGCTGCTGTCGTTGGCTTTTATGTTTACCGTGCTTTGTACTTTTTGGTATGCCAGCAGCATTTGTGCATGTTTATCTGCACTTTCAAAATAGAGGCGGTTAAATTTAAGGAGCTTTACCAGCTCGTCTTTGGTAAAGGTTTTTACCTGGTTTATGTAAAACTGTTTTAACTCTTCGCTTTTTTCAAGTGATGCCAAAACTTCCAGCCCATAAAAGTTTTCAGGATCTGCAAGCAGTTGTATTGTTAAGGCTTTTTTATCAACCAGTATTACTGCTGTTGACAGATCAATGGTCTGCAAACCACTGCCAAGGCTTTTACGCACATTTAAAAAGTTGCTTACTGTTTTAATATCCCCCGAAATAGATATCTGTTTTGGCTCCTTTAGTGGCAGGGCCTGCCCGGTTCTTACGGTGGTTTCGCCACCCGCTGCTACCACTTTTATATTCGTTTCCATAATTAACTGTTTACTGCTTTAAGGTTAAATAATGTTGCCTGCTTTTCATCGGGGCGCAAACGGCGGCTGCTTACCAGGCTGCCCAGCTCATCGTAGGTTTCCATCATGCCGCTGTCGTGGTTTGCTATATGGTACAGCGTGCCCTCTACCTGCGTTTGCTTTGTTTTAATCTCGCCCAGCAATTCTTTGTTTGCCTTGCGTAGCGGATCCATCTTTGCTTTATAGCCAGCCTTTATACCGGTTAGCTCATCTTCCTGCTCGCTTAGGGTAATGGCGTTATCGGTAAGGGTTTCGCGCTTAATGTCGAGCTCTTCGGGGCTAAGCACTTTTAAATACTTTATGCCGCCCTCTACCTTGTGGGCATTATCGCCAAGTATTTGCTTGCGGGCTTTTTCATCCATGGTGGCAATGCCTTCCATAAAGAATATCTGTTGCATGTATTTCGGTTGAAATTTTAAAAAATAGTTGTTTGCTTTCTTCACTCAAAAATTTGGGGGCGGCCTACACTAAATATCAAAAACTTTTTACCGCCCCCGGGGTGTTGAAAATGATTTTACTCTGCAGGTGGTGCATCCAAAACAATATCATCCACTGTTTGGATGGATGCCTTTAAATCTGCCAGTGCTGCTTCCACAGCAGGCGATACGTTGCCCGCATCGGTAATGGCCTGCTCGAGGGTGGCAATCTTTGCCACTATTTCGGCATTGGCCTTTTGTGTTTGCTCTTTTAAGGCGGTGAGCTGTACCGCGAGTTCTGCCTGATCCATGCTTATTTTATTTAAAAGTGAAAAAAAACGTTCGTCGCTGCGGTAGTCGTGCAGATGAATGTGTATGTGCATAAAATATGATTTTGATAATTTGGTAATTTGATGATGGCTGATTGACCATTGACGATAGTCCATGGTCGCCTATATTAACCAGCACCAGCGGGCATGCACATTAAATACCGCATTTTCGGTTTGCATTATTTGGGTACGTGGTGCTGTGCTTTGTGCCCTGGGCAGGCTTATGTTATTTTTTGTAGCCAGGTACACCACACTTGCCCGCTCTATTTTTAATTTGTGGGCTATTTTGCCTGCGGTAAGTTTTGGATGGGCATATATGGCGCTTAAAATAGCGGCATGCTTTACCCGTGGCTTTCTTGCTGATGCCAGCGTAATTTTGTAGCGGGTGGCCATGCCATATACGCCCGATTCACTCATGCCCAGCTCTGCTGCCAGCGTAATTTTGTTTTTGTGCTTATTGGCTTTTATATATTCGAGGCGCTGGCTGTGCAGGGCCTGCTGTGCTGCTGTCATAATACTTTTATTTCGCGTGTTTCAAAATAGCCTGTATATTCTTTGTGCTCCTGCATAAACAGGCGGGCATAATGTGCGGTATAGTTGTTATTTATTTTAAAGCCTGCCTCATCGTGGCTGCCGGTTTCCATTTCCCATCGTATGCGCTCGATTATCATTTTTGCACCCAGCGTGGTTTTGCCCTTTTTTATAAGCTGCAGGCTGAATGCTTTAAACAGTTCATATACTTTGGGGTGCTGCCGGTGAAAGCGCACAAATTGATCGTATATGCTTTTGTTATCGCCAAACAGGCTGGGTAACAACGCTACGGCTGCAGCACTACCTGTGTTTTGCATACTTTTATAAAATAATGGGTGAAGAGATCTATGCGGGCCCTGTCTACAAGTTCAATACCTGTCCACCGCAGCACTTTATTTGCATACTCGTACTCGAGGGCCATCTTATCTATTTCGGCAATGCGCTGCTTATCGCGGTCGTTTATAAACATTTTAAAGCGGGCATGTATGGCGGCCTGCAGTTTGTCGGCAATTAACCCGTAAGCATGTATGTACTGCTTTACCGGGCTGGGCACATCGCACAGGTAGGCTTCGTGGGCATCGTGAAGCAATATTTTAAACGGCAGTTCTGTATCATCCGGGTAAAGTATTTCAGCTTCCTGCATGCACCATATACTGTGCTCCGCCACACTGTAAGGCTTTTTGGTATGGCCGCCAAAACGCATGGCACGGCTAAGGCCCACCGCAATATCTGCCAGGTATATCATTGTAAAATCCGGCTCTGTGATATTCAAAAACTGGTTGGTAAATGTTCTTATGCACCCGGGGGTGTACAGCGTTTGCAGCATCGGTCTTGTTTTTTAAATTAACCCGTTCTTTTTTAAGTACCTTATTATGTGGCTGCGCCCCCAGCCATGCTTTGCCGCCAGGCGTATGGCTTCCATTACTGCGGGGCTAACCATTTAGTTTGCCTTTTATATCAAGCTGCATAAGATCGCGCAGGCGCTGGGCTACACTTATTTTTAGCTTCTTTGCACAATGCTTTTTATACCTGGTGCGAAAAGAGGTGCTGGTTTGCGTTTCAACCTTTGCACCGTGGCTTTTAATTTCTGCTGGCACAACCGTTTATTTTTAGTGATGAATAAATACATTTTTTGGGACCGGCAGCGCAGCATTGGGCATCGTCCCTTGCGTCGCACTCTTGTACTGCGAAGGCTTTTTCCAGGCTACTGTTTCCTTCGCCCGGATGGACAATCTCTGTAGAGGTATGCGCCTTCTTATCCGTTTAAGTTTTGGGGGGAGGCTGCACTTGTTTGCTTATCATCTTTTAACTGGCGTAAACTGTAGTGCATAAACCGCGTCTGCTGCTTAAAATTCTTAGCCTTTATCCCCCTCTTGTTTTGAATGTGTTGCGGGGGGTGGGTTCGAACCACCGACCTGTGGGTTATGAGCCTACCGGGCTACCGCTGCCCTACCCCGCCATGTACCCATGCTGTGAAAACAGCACGGGTTTTGTCTAACGATTGCTTGCCTATGAAAACATTTTTAATTTTAAAGTTGCCCGGCCTGTCCAAAAGCCGGGCACGGATATTTTTAAAAACAAAAGAACTGCCGGGTATTGTGCAGCCGGACCTGCAAAAACTTTTTAAAAAGCCCTTACGGGTAGAAACCCCTGGGGCATCACTCTATGAAAACACCATCAATTGCATTCTGCATCTGCGCATTCGTACTGCAGCCGCTCTGCTATTTCTTTTATCTGCTGCTCATCCTTCATTTTATGCGGCATTATACGCACGGTTATCTCTCGTTTTATCTTGTGCATTACCCGCTCTTGCTGCACACTTACCATAAATTTGTACAGCATGTAAATGCAACCCACTGCAAAACCTGCTAAAAATGTAAGTGCGTATGCCATGTTTTTATTTATTGCGGTTTTGCTTTTCCTTCAGTTCCTTTTCGTAATTGCCCCAGTATTTCTTTTTGTGGTGATCGGTAATGGCAAAAACGATTATTATATACAAGCCAATAACCACTAAGGCAACCACAATAATTTTGAAAATAAGAACCATGTTTAAGTGTTTAAAAGGTTTCAGAATCGTATAGCTTAAAGCTGTTTAGGTTCATGCGGCTGGGCACTATTACCGCTATACCGGCATCAAACCCATTTTCCTGTAGCTCGGCAATGCGCCAGGTGCGTTCCAGTTCACTTATTATGCTTTGCGGTATGCCGGGGTAATCTACATTGTCCTCGTACAGTACTTTGCCGCTTAGCATTACCTGCACCATCATTGCATAGTGGTTTGGCTGAGGTACTTCTCTATGTCGCCCTTGTGGTACTGCACCATTTTGCCGTTGCCCTTGCGCCAGCGTATGCTGCCTTGCATTTTGCCCATCTTATTTGCATGCAGCCGTATATCTCTTAGGCGGCGGGGCAGTATGTTTAGCTGAGCACATGCCACCTGCTGGCTTACCCAGGTGCCTACAATGTTTTTACCCAGTAAAAGCATCCGCATTTCGGCAAACTGTGTTTTAACCTCTTCGCGCAACTTTCGTATTTCGGTTTCTACTACCATAGCTTATAAAATTTCCCTGCTGCGGTACTGCCGCATGCTTTCGAATGAAATAATACCCCAGCAGCTTATTAGAATTACAAACAGAGTAAAATCGGTGCTCTTAAACCCATCCAGTGTATGCGTGGTTTGGTGGTTCCACCTGTCGTGTGCTGTAATGGCCTTTAATATGGTGCCCTCGAAGCGGATAAGCTGCTTATCTTTTTTCCACTCCATAAAATCTACACTTATGTGCTGATCTGTACGGGTATAGCCTGCTGCCTCGAGGTAGTCGCATATATCCTGGTCGTACATTGTGGGTATTTCGAATGGCATTTGATGTTGTTTTAATTGGAATGGATAATTTGTTTCAAAGGAATTTTTGCCATTGACATTGTAAAATTTAGGCGTTCCTCAACTTCTATATACCTGGCAGCCAATTCTGGTTTTAAGATGGCCGCTGTTTTTAAATCTGCTTCGCTTGCCATGATACAAAAGCAACAACTTAAACGGCTCATTCCTTTATCGTATGCCCAATGCCTTTTTTGATTGGCTGCTTTCAATGTGTTCCATACCTCGCCTATTTTCATATCGTGAATTGGCAGCCATTCATACTGTTTACGAAATTTTGAACTATTTGCTGGCTTGTACTGGAATACTGTTTTCTTAGCTCTTGCGGGGCTTTCCTCGCCTCTTAACCCCAAACAATTAACTACTATTGAAAACCCATTCGCTTTTGCATAATTGTTTATGAATTTTTGGATAGGGCCGCGCTTAAGATCACTTGTGCATTGCCTGTGTTTTGGTGATGGAAACATTTTGCGGTGCTCCACCATTTGGAAGAAAGTTTTATTGGCAACAACCTCATAAACGGGGACGCCCTGTGCATACATTTTAATGTGTTCCAAATTTCCATCCCACTCAACCTCTGGTAAATTTGCATGAACAATAACCAACTGATCTTTTGGCACCATGTCAATAATTTTCAACTTCATTGCCTGACTATCTTTACCAGCAGAATCATTGATAACAAAAAGCGCGTGGCTTTCTATTAAGGTTTGTATTTGCTGTTCAATTGTCATTTCGTGTTCAATTAAGTTTTACCGTACAAGTGTGCGACGCAAGGAACGATCAACCAAAGGGACCGCAGCCGGGCTACCCTGTTGCCATTAAAAAATATGATTTGGAAATTGATACCAGCTTGCCCATGGTGCGGCCCGCAAGCTCCCACTCGTGCCAGGCTGCAAGCTGCTGCACCTGCACCGGGGTAAGCTCTATGCTTTGCCAGCTTACCGGCGTTTCTCTTACATACTGGGCGGGGGCACCGTTGCCATTACCACCGGCTACTAAAAAAAGTGTGTTTTTGTACATTTTTACTTCGCCATTATCGATACGGTACCCATCTATTACCTGTGGCTTAAGGGTTAGCAGCGTTTCGGCGGCCTCGTGGCGGCTGGCAAGGCTTATGTATTTAAACTGGCTGGCTACCGTGTAGCAAAGCCGCATTGTGTGCTCGTTGCGTATGAAGTAGCCCGTTAGCGGCACCCCAATACTGCATTCAATCTCTGTTATGCAGCGCACTTTGAAATCTGTAGGAAACATTTTGTTTTCATTTTTTGTGAGAATTGTAATAGTTGTTTCTGGTTCTACATTGTTTGGTTATTTACCTGACGCTGATTTTTCGGGCGGTAAAGGATTTTTTTGCTTTGGCAAATCGCTAACATTTTAGTTTGTTTTCTTTAACAACCGTTGCCGCAGTTTTACTCTATGGAAACTGCATCGCTTTCGGGAATTTTTTCATCAAGCTCATCAACTGGAATACTAAAATGCTCAGAAATAATTTTTAATGTGGACAGCTCTGTTAAACGTTTATTGCGGTTAAGTGCTGTGATTAATGAAACGGGTACAAGCTTCAGCTCCTTTGTAAGTGCGGGCCATATAGTAGCATCGACCAGTATTTTTTTAACGATTTCCTTCTTTAACCTTGTAGCCATTTTCTTTATTTCTTATATTCGTTTCAGATTGACAATTCAAATATACGACGCATAATGTCTTATTTCCAAATATAATTACGACTTTTTTAAATAATTAGTAGACGTTTAATTTTGTAGTGTAATCTTTCAATATTTTCTAATAATGAGTGTAGTTTTCGCTAAAAAATTAAAGGAGTTACGAAAGGGCAGACAGGTTAAATGCGTTATAAAAAAAGCCCGGCATAGAAATACCAGGCTCAACCAAAACTAACTGCATGAGAAAACGCTATTTTATACTTAACTTTTTGTAAAGAACAAAACCGGCAACTGCAATTACAATAATTACCCAAAACCACCATTGCCGAATAAATGCCTTTAACAGCAGGCCCGCTGAGTAACCTATTTCCTTTTCACGTTCCTTAAGAGATAAATAACGCAGCCGATAATTGTTAAGACTATCATTGATCAGTTGATTTTCTTTTTCCAGCAGGCGCAATGCCCGGCCATCTATAATGGTTTTTACCAGTGTATCGTGTACCGTTTTTGTGGTAATGATGTTGCGGGTAATGGTGGCCGTTTTTGTAATGGTATCAGTACTTTTAACCGTTACCGTATCAGTATGAAAAAGCGTATCTGTACCGCCGAGTAAAAGGCTGCTGGTATCGTTTACACATGGGTTCAATTGGGCCCATTGCTTGCCTGCTTTATCGAGCAGGGGTTTACTTGCCAGAACGGCATTTAATGCAGCATCCTGTTTGCGCTGTAGCTGCTGCGCGGGGTTGCAACTGCACAAGAGTGCGACGCAACAAAACATCAATTGAAATACAGATGTCCGGTTCATAAAATTTAATTTTCTTTTTTACCCAGTGCATCAATTTCGGCATTCACAATTTTTTCAGTTTTGCCCAACAGGCTTGCCAGCATACTTGCACCCATATAGCCCACTGTTATAAACAAAAACCGGCTGTATTTTACAATGTACCCGGCAAGGGCAGGGCTTAAACTGCTGGTGGCCTGGTCGTATAAAAAACCGGCCACTATAAGTGCTAAAACGCTGAGTAGAATATTATCCCACTCATCCTGCAAATATTTCATAAGTGATACATTGGTTACCAGGTTTGCGGTTCTGTGGCGCAACGCACGTACTTTTAAAAGGATCTGTGCAGCTATGCCCAGCAGGCCAATGGCAACAAGGGTGAAAATGTGCGAACCCATAATTTTAGTTTTATAGTGAAAAAATGAATTGAATTAGCTTCGTTTTTTGCGTTTGAATACTTTTAATATCAGCCCAAAAAGATGCTTACCAAATACGCCCCCCAGCCCACAGAAAAAAGCCATAAATATTGCTTCAAAATTGGCTTCCCAATGAATTTGCCCAATGTTTATGGAAGCGAAATGCAGCCCCGCATTAATATAGTGCAGGCCGCCGCCTATCAATCCAAAGCAAAGCCCGGTTACTGTATCGCCGGTATTTAAATTTGAAAAGTTATTATCCATCACTTTTGGTTTCATTGTTTGTTTTTAACGTTACTTAATTCAACCGCTCTACCTCTATTGTACTGATGGTGAAATTGTCGCCATCAAGCAATTTTATTTGTATGTCGCTGCCATTGGCCAGCTTGTTGCCCCAGCGAAATTTTGGCGCTATAAAAACCGCTGTTTTAATCTCACCGCTATTAGTGTTTTGCACCTGTGCCAGCTTAAATGCCCGGCAGCGAAAGCAGTACAAACCCCAGCGGCCAGTACCTTCGTCGAGGTAGGTAACAGATATGCGCATACTATCGCCGGTGCCGGTGCGCTTAAGTGCATCGCTGATATCAAAGAACATTGCACCACGGCCAGCTCCATCTATGGTAAACTTGCGGCCATTTCGCCCGTATGCCGATGCGTTAGGACCGTACCTGTAAACCCCATAGCTGGTGGAGTTGGCGGCCTTTTGTTTTATGTGAAGGGAATAGTTATCTACCCCGCTGTAAATAAAATCGTGTTTGTAAGAAGTATCTTCATTGTAAACAGCGCCTATGCCGTTTGAAGCCGTTAAGCTGGTTACCCTTGAAGTATTGGTGTACGATTTTGTGCGGTTGAGTATTTGGAACTTTTTATAAATGCCGGAACCCACACTGGCATTAATGGCAGCAACTGCCGCATTGTAGCCTACCGTGTTGGTAATAAGATCGCCGTAGGTGCCTTCGCTCCACCGGGCCGTGCTGTCTATGTTAACAAGATCCGCAAGCTGGCAAAACCCTTTTGATGCTGTGGCGGGCTGTTGCTGATCTGCATATTTATTAAACCATGCCGCCAGCATTGCACAGCTATCATCAGCGATCATACTGGCGCTAAAGTTTGCTATTTGCCCATCGAGGCTAAGATCACTTTGCAGTAGTGCCAGCCAATCTTTGCGGCCGTAGATACTGTTGCTCATCGGCTGCTGTATCTCGCCAAAAATTACTGCAGTATCGGTTTTAAGGCTGTCGGCAATCCATGCGTTGCCATCAATGGCATAACCATGCGTAGGGTTGCCATACTTTAGCCAGCAGCCCGGGTACCATTGCCGGTACTCTCTTGTAAACCTAAAATCTACCCCGCTGTTAAATGCCAGGTTTAAAAAAGTATTGCTTACATAGTAGCTGCTCACACTATCAAACATCCTGCGGGTATAAGTTGCCCAGGTTTCATCGTCAATAATTCCGTGATTGCTGTTGATGGCGTCCCCCTTATAAAAAAAGTAATCGCCGGTAGATCCATTCTTTACCATGAATGCTTTAAAATATTTCTTTTCATTCGTGGTAAGGGTGTTGAAAAACTTGCGCAGCGTATCGTGCAGCAGTAAATAACGCGTTACATAGTTCGCATTGTATGCATCGGGGTAGGGACCGGCATTACCGGCACCATTGCCCGTGGTATAAAATGTATCTACACCATCGGCACTGTGCAGCCAGCCTGTGGGCGCATCTTTGCCCACGTTTATTTCTACCTGGATGTAAAGGCCGCTATCGCTCAACCTTTTTATGTACGGTTTTATGGTGCTGGCAAAATTATAACCGCCCCGTGTAGGCTCGATGGCCGACCATGCAAAATCCAGCCGATCCCCCACAATTCCTTTTTGCTTAAACGTGTGAATCTCGCCAGCGGATGGGGTATCGTCATTGCTCCATGCCCCCCGAAACTGTGCATTTAAACTAAGTGCTGTTGTAAGTGCCAGCATCACTATTGTTAGTTTTTTCATTTTATTTTTTGCGCCTGGCATTTGTGTTTTATAGCATCTTCGTTGCGTCGCACTCTTGCGCTTTCGGTCGACGGTCAACAGTCGACGGTCGACCGTTAATTTATCACCCAAAAGCCAACCTTTGTTTCGGCTGTGGCCGCTGCGTTTAATGTAATTGTAAATGATCCTGATGCAAGCGTAACCCTTGCACTGGTGGCCGTGGCATCGGTACCATAAACCGTTACCATTACCAAAGAAGATGTTGAAACAAGGCTGTTCGTAACAACAAGTGTTGATGCACCTGCTGCAAAGTTTACACTGCCTGCAGGCTTATTGATCGTTTGCGCACCCGTTGTGCCGCCTGCAGTAATGGTAGCACTCTGTGTTATTTTTCCCTTATTATCAATGTTGAAATAACTGGTGCCTGCCACCTGTGCATCAAACAATAATTGCGCACCACTGCCCAGGGCTGTTTCAGTCCTGTTTATTTTTAAATCGGTATTGGCTGCTGTACCGCTTGCCTCATTATAAGTAGGGTTTATCAATACACCACCGCCACTGCCCGAGGTTGGTGTTATTGAACCGGAACCCATTGTAACAAGAAACAAACTCGCCGTATTATGTGTGGTAGCACTTGTATAGCCTATCTGAAAGCCCTGTGCATTCACTGGCGTAATACCGCCGTTGCTGCGGAATGCAGATCCTGCGGAAATGGTACCTGCAGCAGTAAGGTTGCCCGAACCGAGCACTGAAAATTTGCTTACTGCCGCCACTTGTAAATCAATAAGGTTACCGGCAAACCCTGATGCTGCATTTGCGCCAATTCCGGTGCCCACTGTGCTCCACGCTGTTGATGTAGTGCCGGATGGTTCTATAAGAAACACAGGCTTTGTAGTGGTGCCCGTGCCGCCTGTTATTATCCAGGTGCCGTTATAGTTTGCTGCAGGTGATGATAATGCGCCGTTGGCTGTCCACACATTGTTTGCTGAAAGAGAAACACCCGTGCCGGTTGGTATAGAATAAGCGCCGGTACCATCCAAATATTTCGTTGCATCGTTTGGATATTTAGGTGCAAATCCATGGGCTGATGTACTTGCATTATTTGTTGTGATATCAGTTAATGCCAGTGCAGCTTCGGCAAGCGTGCCGCCACCCGCAGCATTGGTATGCGTATGTGTTGCATTTACAAAAGATGATATGGTGGGGCTGCTGCTTACCTGCTGATCTATCTGGTAACTGGTGCTGCCGATGCGCATATAAAAGTGCGTGCCATCATACCAAAACATGCCATCTCTAAAAGTGGTGGGTGTAATGCCGCTGCGCATACGGAGCGATGCAAAATTTACAGTAGATGCGGGCAGGTCTAAATAATCTGTTGGGGTGCTGCTGCCAATACCTACAAGGCCGCTGCCGCGCACCTGGAAGCGCGTGCCGCCTGTGGTAGTGTAAGCAACACCGGTTGCGGTTGCTGTCCACACATCGGTTGTTAAACTGGTATTGCTTGCAATTGCGGTAATGGTGTGGGTTTCACTATTCGCGGTTATACCATCACCAACTTTAAACGTGTTTAAAAATTGTGTGCCGGTGCCGGTAACGGTTCCATCTGCAGCAGTTACATCAATAGTGCCATAGCAGGCCGTGGTTTGATCTACCTGCAAATTTGAGGACCGTGTGCCACCTATTGCACCGGTAATACCCACATTGCCGTTACTGCGTGTTATAATAATCGGCACGCTTGAACCATAGGTGCCTGCACTGTTTGCAAGGCGCAGCTCCACTTCATCAGATCCGTTATAGCCGAACCTAAATTTATTTGTGCTGGCCATTTGCGAGCTGATACCCGCAAAGTTTGGGCTACTGCTGCTTATTTTAAAAGTTGCAGATGCAGAGGCAATAGTATCAGTCCCTACTACGATACTGCCGGTGCCAAATGTTTTTATACCTTTCCAAACTTGATTCGTAGTATCAAGCAATCCAGTTACTGTCCAGGTAGCAATGGGTAAATTAAGCACCCCGCTTGTGAAGTTTGGCCCCAGTCCACTTGTGCCAAGTGTAATAAGGTTTGGCACCACCCAGCCGGTATTACCCGTACCAGTTTCCTTTATGTAAAACGTAGTGGCCGCACCGCCGCTTAAGTTTTTATAGGTTGAACCTTTAACGGCTGTTACCACACCTTCGGGGCTTCCTGTGCCCTCGTATGCATGCGCTACAGGCGTGCCATCGGTTAGCGAAGAGGGCAACGCAGTATTCCACCGGTAATTGCTAATTGTAGGATCAAACCAGGTGTTTAAGTTTCCGTCCGTTTTAATGCCTGTTGAATTGGTGGCCGTGCTGTTGTAATGAGTGCCCATTTCATCATCAAAACGACCCACACCTGTTGTATTATAAATGCGGTAATAACTACCCGCCACGCCCTGCCGAAAATAAGTGCCGCCATAAGTTGTATTACCAATTTGGCAACTGTCTAAAAAATTGCAATTATCAAAAGTGTTAATACCGGCGCTGGTCAATGTTGTTGCCGCAGCAGTGGTGTTTTGTTTGCCAAGAATAGAAGACGTGAAACACCTTAAATTCCTTATCGTGTTATTATTTAAAAGTCCAAAAGTGCCTTGCTGTGTACTGTACGCATCAAACACAATATTGCTGATAACAGACCCGCTCATATATATCGGGTAACTGCTTCTTGCAGAAATAGAAGCGCCTAAAGTATTAGTAGTGTAATCGTAGGCTACATTCTTAATATAGAAATTGTTTACAGTAGTATTTATCAAAAATGCAAGCGAAATATTTTGCGCACTGTCATCATTGCTAAACTTCAAATTGTTTATAAAACAATCAGTGGCCTCAATGCCGTTACATGTTGCATCGTTTATACTTATGTTGCCAATGTTCGCACTCACCACCTTTATGGCGTATTGTTGTTTATAAGTAACTATACTGCCGATATTTATACCCCTGTAAATGGCGTTTTCCATTTTAAAAGGTGCAAAATATTTTTGGTTACTCACACCTGCGGTAAAAGTTCCTGCCGGGTTTAGCCCGCAGTCGTTAAACTCCATGTTGGTAATGTTACCGCGCCACGCTCCGCTGATCTTTGTGTTAAGCCAAAGCTTGTAGCCATGCACATTCGCAATGTTGCATTCACCATAATAATTAAGGCTATCTTTTGTTGTTGCACTCAGGTCAAAAGCAGTACCACTGCTGTCGGCATTCAAGCCGTTTATATCAACGTTCATTATCCTGTAGCCTGCTGGATCGTCCGTTCTGTTATAAGCAGGAACGGCCACCGCATGCAGCATTATTTTGGTAGCGTTCAGGTTATTAATCGAAAGCCTCCTGGCCGTTCCGTAAATACCGCTTTTGCCCCAGTTTTTTAAAGTAAGGTTATCGCAGGTTGCATGTGTTATGTAAAAATGTGCTGTATGATCTTCACTAAAATAGATTGCCGTGCCTGTAGGGTATTCCCCTGCGCTATAACTTACGGCAGTAGTACCAAACAAGTTTGTAACAGGATAAGGAAAACCCCCGCTACCCGCAGCCTTTGTAGTTTGGTTAACAGCGTTACCATCCATTGTAAGGTTGGTAATAGTTACATTTCTTATATCCTTTGTTACGGCTGAAAAAACCAGTACTGCATCGCTGGTGCCCACTGTTTTTTTAAGTGTTGCGCCGCCAATGCCTTCCAGGATAAAGTTATCAGGTATATCGTAAAAGTTAAGCCGGTTTATCATGTAAGTGCCGGGATCGAAAATAATATGCCGTACACCCGCTGCTATGGCCGCATCAATAATGCCCTGCAGTAAGGTGGTTTCGTCTGTTGTGCCATCGCCTACAGCTCCAAACCATTTTACATGCCAGCCCTGTGCCTGGCTTATATCCCTTACCCAATGGCCACCACCTGCAGCAGGAAATATTGTAATGCTGTTATCTGTACCAGTGGCAGAATAGTTGAACTGCCCACCGCGGGTAGCATCCCGCACAATTACACTTTTATTGTTAAACCTTACAAATGCCAGCAACGCAGTAATATCTGCCACCGTGCTGGCTTTTGTGTCGAGGCTATCAGCTAAGTCTGTTTGATCTCGCAATGCACCGGTAAACAAACCATACGCAGGATCTGCACAGGTACTATCTGGCAGCATTACATATTTCGTTTGCCCGTTTTTTTTATAAAAGAGTGTATCGGCTACTACCCACACACTATCCATCTTTTTAGCACTTACATTTTGCAGGCCATTGAGAATGCTGTTCAGCTTGCTGGCTGTGATGGAAGAATTGGGAACGATATAAGTATTGATGTTTGTGCGCAGTACAGCACTATCGTTGATCGTTTGAGATTGTGCGTAAAACGCACAAAATAAAACAGCGGATAATAATAATAATTTTTTCATGTTGATTAGTAATAGATGTAAGGTGAAAAGCCTATGTTTTTGCTACGGGTTTCGGTTGTGCCTATCAAGGTGCCGAGGCTGTCTTTTGGACCGGTTGACTGTATGATAGGCAGTGTACCCTCTGGTGAGCTTGCACCGGTTGCCATTTTGCCAAAGCCAGCACTGTCGTTGCTGTTGGGGTTGGGATCTACGCTGTGGTGGTGATCCACTATACCATCTTTCTCGTAACCGGCTTCAACTGCATCGTAGCGTGCCAGCGAAATACCACGGCCAAGATCGAGGGCGCGAAAAAACATTGCCCTGTAATCGGGCCTGCGGAATGTGGTGGTGCCATTGCCCTGGCTAAACTGCCCTTTGTACCTGTCGCCGCCTGCACTCCATGTGGCATCGGAAATAGATGTTGCATTTACTACTTCCCAAAGGCGGGGATATTTCGCCCGCAGGTCGCCCAGCGTGCCATCGGCAACAAGGGAATTTTTAGGAGCAAAGCGTTTTAAATCATGCTCGGCCAGTTTATCGAAATTACCTTTTGCTATTGTCCACAGCCATGTGCTGGCACCTGCCACCAGCTCTACCATTTCGCCATCGTATAGCCAGATGTTTGTGCGGATAACAGATCCATTATAAATATTATCTGCCGCAACGATGTTAACCCAAAAGGGACCACCGCCACCGGATAAATTTGCAACTACTGCAATTTTATTTCCCTTTTTAAAACCACTTACTGCATCAAGTGTAAGCGTAACGTTTGCCGTGGCTGTTACTGATAACAACCTGTTTGCATGCGTGGCATACGATACCGAGATACTGCCGGTAACATCTACTACATCGCGGTAGCCGCCAAGGCGGTTTTGCAGCCAGAATGCCTGATCGCCAAGCGATTCAATTGGCAGGTTGCTGTTACCTGCTATGCCACCTTTTACAAGATCGCTCTCGTCGTATATTTGAACAACGGGTAATGCATCGGTGGGGGTGTAATTTGTCATGTTACTGAACTTTAATGTTATAATTTACAACGTAGCTTACACCGGCGCTTTTTACACGCGGGGTTATTACCTTGCGGTGGCACAATACATCATCATCATCATACAGGCCCACTTCTTTTATCGTCATAGCAGGATCGCCGCTAAGCAGTGTAGCTGTAAACTGTACCACGCCGCCGCCCAGGTAATTAACACCAGTTACCGCCTTTTCTACAGGATCGGTAATAGTAGTATCGGCACTGGTTACTGGTGTATCGCTGGTGCCCACCACAATTTTTGCAATCTTTTTACCACTGGCATTGCCACCGAGTAACTGCTGCACATTTAAATTTCCGTTCGTTAATAACATGTTCTACAATTTTTATGTAATGGTTACTACATCCTGATCGCCGCTATGGTCGTACGTGCCATCGTAAATACCTGTGCCATCGTAATACAATGCACCGGTAAGGGTTACATCATCTTCGGCAAGTATTTCGAACTGCACATCTGCTTCATCCTCTTCGAGATTAATAGTGTCCTCAAATAATAATTTCATTTGCACATCTACCAAATGGCTGCGGGCATTTTTATACTCGTTGATCATTGAAATGATATCGGTAATAGACTGCTCTGTTAACAATACATTTTCGTTGGTAATGATAACCCTGAAAGTTGCCCAGTGCATTTCGGGCACATGCTCCACCAGTTCAATATCAGTAAAGCCTATGCTTTTAAGCGCTTCCTTTACCGCCCATGGTGTACCCTTGTAGCGGTGCAGCTCTATTGCCCGCTTTATAAGGTTGCGCTGATCCTGTTCTGTAGTGGCCAGCCGCCAGCCTTTATAACCCAGCACATCAAACTGCGCAGCCAGCAGCGGCAATGCGGCTGCAGGCACATTATCTACCAGGTACACAAGCAATACCTGCAACGGTATTTTATCCATCTGCCGTTTCATGGCCATATCAAACGCAACGAGGTGCGGGTATATGGCTATGCTGTCGGGTAGTATGGTATCTATGTTACTCATCGTGTGTGCCGGTTACGGTTATGGTGGTTGCGGTGGCTGTTGTAAACTCGCTGGGCTCCACTACAATATCTGAAACAGGGCTTACCACGGTTGCATCGTAAACACCTTCTACCATTGCGCATTTCATTAACTGGTTGCGGATGGCATCAATACCCAGCTTTGTTTTGCGGTAGGTTTTAAAGGCTTCTACATTTGCGGTAACCGCATCGAGCACCACACTTTCTACAGCGGTAGTAAGCAAAACCAACTCAATTTCTATTTCATACTCAATTTCGGTAGGCGCTTCCACATAAACCGTATCAGTAAGCGGCCTTACTTTTTCGCTGTTGCAGGCTGCATTTACTGCATCTATTATTTCTTCGCCGGGCGCTTCGCCATCGAGCAGGAAAGGATATATGTACACATCGCCGGGATCTGGTGAAGTAACCGCCACATCAATAATTAATGGATGAGCCGATTTTGCAAAGAACTTATAGGCATCCGTGGGACCGGCTACCGAAAACTGAGCTGGTGCAAGCTGTATGCGTTCGCGCATTTCATCGTCGGTTTCTGCATCGCTGCCGCCATTGGTAGTATCTGTGTTGCCTGCCGTGGCTATATAAGCCTGCGGATCGAGAATAACAGATATGGCCCCGGGTGCATATTCATTGCCACTGGTGCCCAGCGTGCTGCAGGTGGCCGGTATATCCGCATAAGTATCATCTTCAATTACAGAATTACTTTCTGTGGTAATGAAGATCAATTGCCCATCTATGCTTTGTACCCTTAACCCTGCCGGAATAACCAAAGGACCGTGCCCGGTAACAAGGTTAAAGCGGATAATACATTGTGCAGGTGCAGCCGTTAAGCGGGTTACACCCACCAGTTGCCCGAGGTATTCCAAAGCAGCACCGGTGGCAAATGCAACCAGGTTTTGATTAGCCGCCTCGTTTACCCCGATCTTTAATAATGTAATACGGTTTACAGCAGCCTGTATTAAAAGCTGCTCTGCCTGTGCAGGCTGCAATACCTTACCGCTAAGCTGCTCGTAGTCGGCTACAAAGTCGGCAAGGGTGGCCTCTGCATCGGTATTTATAAACTGTACTTTATCTGCCATTTTATTAAATTAAAATACCTGTTAAAACTTCTAATTCTGCCGTGTTCAAAATAGTGCTGTTGAGCACGAGGTAATAATCCTGGCTGTGGCCCACAAGGAAATCTATACCACTAAAATCTAACCCACTAAAATCGCCCAGCACATCTACGCCGCCTGTTTCAATCGTCCAATCGCCATAAGCCGCCCAATATGTTTGCGCCCACAGCAATAAACCTTCTATGGTTTCGGGGGATCCGGAATAAGCGGGTACCGGTGCAGCGCCGTCGGCTGTAAAATCAATACCGTACTGTTCCCCTTCGGGTAGGGCTGGTATTAATGCAGTAACCCTTATGCCTGCGGTAAGCAGGTAGATTGATATGGATCCTGTTTTATATTTTTTATCGGCATATAAAATGAGCCTGTCTGTAAGCTGTACCCATTTACCATAAGCGCCCCAATTGTTATTAACCCAGGCATACACATCGTTTAATGAAGCAAACCCTGCCGGGGGTGGGGCAGGGGCAGCGTCTATATTATCTAATGCCAGGCTTATGTTATACTGCCTGCCATATTGATTGTAAGGGTAAAATGCCTGCAATATCAGCCCTGTATCTGCGGGTACTGTATTGGTGGTTGCATTTAACAGCAGGCTATCTATCAGATCCTGGTCAACGAGCTTGTAAGTAATGTTGAAAAATATCTGCGATTCCTGTAAATAGTGTGTAATACTCACAAGCTTTACGCGTGTTTCCCAAATGGCCACGGCTTCAATAATTGCCCGCTTCATGTTGGGGATGGCTACATTTACCGGCTGATCGATATACTGGAAAATGCCGCAGCCAAACTCTGCCCGCAAGCTATCGCTGCCCTTGTAAGTGCGCAGTAATATATCGAGGCACTGGCGCACATCAGCTAACCCCTCTGCAATAAAACCAAAGCCGCCAGTACTTAGCTGCCAGTTAGTTGATTTTATATCGGTTACTGCTGTTGCCATGGTTTTTTTACGGTGTTGGTGTTCCGCTTACGCCGCCACCTGTTGTTACACCTGTATGTTTGTGCGTTTTAAGCGGTATCGTACCAGCTGTAATTTCGCCGGTTGCTGTTATGCTGCCCTGTACCGTCATATCACCAGCTCCACCTGCACCTGCTACACCGCTAAAGCCAGCCGCCTGTACCGTACCCGCTACCGTAAGGTTTCCGCTGGCTGTAATGGATGCCGCTGTTATCTCTACCAGCGGGGCTATTACCTTTACTTTTGTTGCACTTTGTACCGTTACATCGCCTGAAACATTTACTGTAAATTTGTTATCGCCTGTAATGGATAAAATTCGTGTACTGCGGGTATATTCTATGTGCAAACCCTGTTCAAAGTTTATACCGATAACATCTGCATCGCCCAAATCACCAGGTGTTTCGGTCTTACTGTAAATGGCCCCGCCAATTACACCAAACTCGAGCTCATCATCCATAAGGCACCACACATGCTCGTTTACATCGAAGGGAATGGAAAATTTATCCTTTAAAGTTTTGGGGCTGCTTACCGGCAGCCAGTTGCTTACAATGCCATCAGCATCGGGAAACTGTACACGGGCTTTGCCGTTTGGGGCATCTACTTCTGAAATGATTCCAAATTTGAGCATGGTAATGATGCCCCCCGCCCTAAAGGGAGCTGAAATTTTTTATAATGAATAATCCTACCCAACGGCATAGCCCCCTTTAGGGCGGGGGGCTTACTATACCTTATACAAACTTTCCGGGACCGTGCCCACCTGTTTTATGTCGCACGAAGTAATGTAACCATCGCTGCGGGTGATGCTGTGTTCGCTTTTTAAAACGTGGTACAGCCCGCTTAATTTGCCGCAATGGATTAGTTGAAAATTTACCCCGCTTACCAGCAAAGGATTGCCAGGCACACTAAAGCTGCCCTCTTTTTGAAAACTGTTTGCTTTGTACAGTTTTGTTTTTGCAATACGCTCGGCCTGCTGTTTGTTTTCGGCTTTCTCTTTTATTACCAGCGTATCATCTGTGTTTATTTCTTCATCATCTGCAGTGCTGTAATCTACCGTGGTGTTTTCATCCGGATTATGAAACTGCAGGTTTGCTTTTTTGTAGGTGCCGCTGCTTTTATCAGTAATATCGAGCCCAATAAGATCGGCTTTTTTTATGGTGTAAACAGATAACCCTTTTTCCAGTTCGGTTACATCGGTAAACACCATCACAGATCCACGAACAGAAAAAATAAAGCCAAAACTGTTTGCCAGCTTTTGCAAAAATTCGAGATCGGTTTTGTGTTTCTGTGTTACCCTTGCCACAGGAATATCGGGAACACTGCCCTGTATAGTAAAGCCGTGTTTATCTGCCACACTGCGGGCAATTTCAAGCAGGGTTTTGTTTTCGTGGGCCGTATGTTTTTTTGTGCGCAGCGCTTTGGTAAAGAAAGCAGAAACACCTTTAATGGAAACAGTATCGCCTGCGCTGCGGCTGATGCTAAAACCCGGTTCATCTAACCCAAAGAGGCCGCATTTAAGCACAATACCCGCTGTTTCTATTTCTGCGTAAAGCGTCGCACCCTTATCAGGGTACCATTCATTTTGCCAAAGGCCGTCTGCATCTTCGAGGCTCATTTGAAACTCGTCTGCTTCGCCCTCTACCTTATCGGTATAGCTTAAACTTACCAGGTGCTCACTGATATCAGCAGTGATGTTTTTGTTATTGTAAAGAATTTTATATGTGGGTGGGGTTAAATTCATGACGCCCCTCCGCCCCTAAAGGGGTACTTTACAACCTGTGAATGAGATTTATATTTGCCGATCATTTGATTAAGTATTTTGCTTCTGTTGCGTCGCACTCTTGTGCGGTTGTGCCTTTCCTCCCCTTTAGGGGCCGGGGGCGTACCTCATCGTTTCCACGGGGGTAACAATTCAATGTTTGTTTTTGCGCTATTGGATTCTAAAACGGGTATGTTTAAAATAATACCGCCCGGCAGCTTATCGTAAATGGGTACGGCGGGGTTTGCTTCGATAATTGATTTCATGGCCGGTTCATTTACACCGTTTACAGTAATGGTATTTACCCCATAGGCGGCATAGGCTATTTGATCCCACCGCTGATTATCTCTTGTTATGTATTCAAACTGGTTCATAAGCGGCGAATGATAACATTGTAATTGAGTGTTGTATTAACAGATTTAAAGGTGCTTAGTGTGCTTTGCAAAAGCAGGTTGCTACCCTGCAATGCTGCCAGGGAAGGGACCGGAAAAGAAAAGCCATTTGCAGCATCGCTTAAAGCCTGCACCACTTCATCCAATGAACTGGCATCGAAAAAGGCGGCAAGCGCCTGCGTGTTATTACGGTAACTGTCCAGCACCGTATTGATGGTGCCGAGGCTTGCTTCTATAGCATCGGCTATGCTTGTTTGCTGGCTGGGGTTATTGGCATAATCAATAACATTCTGATCAATGTTTTTTGCCTCGCTGTTTATAATACTTTCCTGCTGCACGGTGGTTTGTGCCAATGTAGGTGGCTGGGTTAAACCAGTGAGTACAGGTTTTTTATCGCCTACTGCAAAGGCAGCTTTACGTGCTGCAGTTTGTTGCTGGCTGAGTTTATCGGTGGTGCTGTATTCCTGAAGGGTGAGCGATAATGTAGCATCGATCAACTGGCCATCAGCAAAAGCCTGGTTATGTGTTTCCCCAATATTGATAATTACATAATCGCCGAGATAACGGCCATTGCCCATTACCAGCGGCAATATTTCAAATTTATCTTTACTGGTTTTTAATGCAGAAATAGAACCCTCAATATTTACAAACTCTGCCCGCAGGTGTATGCTGATGGAAATTTCTTCCAGCTCGTTTGCTATAGGCTGCAGGCGGGGCTTACCTGAAATAAGATCGTGTTTGGCAAAAGTGGTATCATCGCTTTTTGTGAACGAATCCCAGCCATTCAGGTTATCGAAAATTATATTGCCGAGCTGTGCATACATAGTTTAAGAAAAGCCTACCCGTTTTTTGCGGGCATCTTCCTGTTTTAATACGGTTAACACTTTTTTGTTAAACGAATCTGTAATCATATCCACATCGCTTTGTGATGCGCTGCCATTTAATGTAAACTGAAAAGTATAAGTGCTGCCACCGCCATTGTAATTAACCGAAGATGTTTTGTTTAAACCTGTGCCGGCTATTGCACCGGTTACGTTTTTCATTGCATTGATGGCGGGCTGTGCCTTTATAGTGGCCGCAATTGTTTCCACTATTTTAACCCGGTTAAGATCGCGCAGGGCACCTTCTTTTGCCGGACTGAATGGCAGGTAATCGCGTATTGCCTGGGTTACATTTTTTATTGAATCGGTAACGGCATTGATCTTTGCCTTTATACCATCTGAAATAGAATCTACTATGTGGGCGCCGGCATCGTAAAAGCGTTTGCCAAAATTCCACACCCAGTTAAATATTTCTACGAAAGGTTTTTTTACATCGTTCCAGATATTAACAAAGAAGGCAGAAATTTGATCCCAATATTTAAAGATCAACCCCAGCGGGGTAAAATTGAGCAGCACATATTTTATTGCGCCAATGGCTTTGGAAAATATAGTAGAAACTAAACCCCATATTGCCGAAAAGAAATTCTTTATAGGCTCCCAAAACCGAACGATCAAACCGATGGGTGTAAAGTGCAGCAGGTAATACTTGATGGTATTAATAACCGTATTGAAGATAGCAGAAACCTTTGCCCATAAATTAGAAAACCATGCTTTGATGGGATCCCAATAAGTGTAGATTAATGTGGCTGCCGTGGCTATTGCCATAATTACCAAAGTAATTGGGTTGGTGGCAAGTATTAAGGCCACCGCTTTTGATATGGTGCCCACCAGCAACAATGCCGCACCCACACCGGCAATAGCTTTAATTAACCTGCCGTTTACCGAAACCCAGTTTATAACCATTGGTATAAACGTAGTTAACCAATTTGCAAATTGGGACACATACGGTAACAAATGCTTGCCGATTTCCTCGCTTACCTCGCTCCATGCAGTTGCCATTATTTGTAATGGATCGGCAGTGGCAGCCGCTACCCCGCCCACCTGTTTTTCTACAGCGGCCAATACAATTTTTTGAGCCTCTAAAGTTTTATTGCTTTGAACAAGGATCTTTATTTTCTTTTTCTCTGCATCGCTGAAAGTGATACCACTTCGGCGCAGTGCGTTGATGCCGTTTATAGGATCCTGAAGTGCTTTGCCTAACTGTACAGCATTTGTATCTGCTTCACCAAAACCAGTGGCGGCCATATCGAATGCAGCCTGGGTGGCGCGGTCGAATATACCAGACATGCGGGCCGTTTCGCTGCTTACATCTTTAAAGGTTGCAATCTTTGCCTGGGTGGCCATTATAACTTCATCTTCCACACCTATCTGCAATTCGAGTTTGCCGGCGTACTCTTCGGCCTGCTTTGCTGCTATGCCGGTAGCATCGCCCATACTGCGAAATACCTGTTCAATTCTTTTATTGGCTGCAAGGTTTTCGCGTGCTGCCTGCAAAGATGCGCCTGCCACACCAGTGATAGCACCACCAATGATGCCTGCCGTGGTGCCGAAACTATTAAGCGACTGGATGCGTTTTTGAGCTTTGGATACAGCTTT